TTACCTGCACCATTTTCACCAGAAATGAGTGTTGTGTCGTACCTGTCTAAAAAGACCTCGTTGAACGAATTCCCAGTGGATAGGAAATTCTTCCACTTCAATGATTTAAATACTAGCATAAATCTCCATAATAAATGAGTCGAGGGAGACTCGAACTCCCGAAAACGTCGTTATAAGCGACGCTGCTGATGCCATCCGCTTCCGACCCGTGGTTCTTCAAAGTGGGATTACAGACTTCTTGTTGCTAACATGTCCGTTTTCGTTCTTATCCAAATAGTTGCTCTTCTGTCTGTCGTCATCATGACCCAGACGGTAGTTGACAGTGGATACCCCCATTTTTCTAAGTTCATTGAAGTGATCGTTCAACATACCAACCACCCTTTCGGTATCTTTAATCGCCGATTCTTCTTCAAAGTGCATCGGGATATCAATATGTAGTCTAAATTTGCTCATTGTGATAAAGATTCCAAATAAATTTCCTTCACTAACTCTTTCACCTTGTTGGGGTTCTTGATTTCTGTTCTCTTGTCGATTTCATCCATGATGATTTCTAAAGTACTCTTAGTCGCATCTGCGGCCTCGATCTCTTCTTTGTCCAGCCTGTCTGTCTCATCCATGATGGTAAGACTGTATACACCACTATTATACAATGAGTCCATCACTCTGTCAAGTATGTAAGGGTTCTCTTTACTGAGAACGTAGAGCTTCATATACTTGTTTTTGTATTGTGGGTGTGTGCTGTTGATAAACTTGGCATAATCTTTGTTCTCGTCGTCATAAGAAAGGCTGTGGAACATGCACTCTGGATTCTTGATGAATTCTATCTCTCTGGTCTCTGTATCGAGAATCCAAAACCCCTTGGTCTCTCCAGAATCAGAAAAAGTGATCGGAAAGGGAGTAACCAGATAGACCACATTGCCTCTCTCTTGTCTGCAATGGAAATGACCACTAAGCACCTGTTCGAATCTGGAAAAAAGCCCAGGTTCCGAACCTCCGTCATACTTCACCCCACTCATCACCTCGTATCCCTGCAGCTCGAGATGACCGATTAACCACTGGGCTGGTGTGCTCTTGATGAAGGTCTCCGCTTCTGCTTCATTTTCACCGTTTATCCACGGCAACAGAGCAAGATCCATCCCACCCAGACAAATGGTCTCAGGCTTCTCGTAAAGAACGAAGTTGGGGTACTTACCATCAAATAACTCTTTGATGCTGTTAACGTCGTTGGTGTTCTTATAGTAGGTATCATGATTGCCGAGAATACAATGCATAGTAACACCCATATCCCGCATAGGTTCAAGCACCTTCTTGCGGACGGTGTTCAGGGTATTGAAATTTATATACTTTCTTCGGTCTAGTAGATCACCAGCATGAATGACCGTATCGATATCATATCTTTTGAGGGCAGGGAAAAAAACGTCCTCAAAGAAACCGACAAAATGGTCTAAAAATAACTGGGAATCGTTTCGTGCACCGAAATGGGTATCGGTAACAATCGCAATTTTCATATCACTGATCCATAATATTGTCTAACGTTCCACCAGAAGACTTCTTCTTCTTCTTGGGGGCAGTCTTCTCATTCAGAGTACTCACATCGTTATCTGAAAGACTGAACACCTTATTTAGGCTCAACTTCTCGTGTGGGTCGGTATCGTCCCATCTCGGCATGTTCTTATAATTATCCTGCTGTTCGGCAAGCTTGTACTTAACATACATCTGCTTCTTTTCCTTCTGAATTCTGCGAAGGAAAGCATAATACATCATCTGGGTAAAGTAGGCAAAAGGGTTCTTACTCTTCGTAGGACTGAAATTATGTGCATAAAGAACTGCGTTCTAAATTGCATCTCCTACCATCTCGTCCTTAAAATCGTAGTTGTAAAAGCACGCCTTGCGGGAAAGACCTTCTGCGATCTTCAGAAAACAAGATCCAATGTAGTCCGTGATCGGGGGTCTCTGCTCTCCACTTTCGTCCGCCTCTACTACCCCCTCTTTCCACTCGCAAAGGGCCTCGTAAAATTCCACATTGTTAACATAATGATTCGGGTTCTTCTTCTTGTCAGTCACTGTTGGACTCCTTTCATTCCCAAATTATACCACAAAAGTACAGCCACGTCAAGTATATTGACAATATTTTAGTGATTTGATACATAAAGAGTCCTACTCACCCGTTGGAGTAAATGCTTCAATCGCAATAATCTTCTGGGTAAGGCGACCAATCATCCAACTCATTACCATAGTCTGGTCTTTCCTTGTCGACTTCTTCATCGATCCACTCTTCTTCTAGCTTCGAGGATGCTTTGTCGACGATCGAATTAACGAAGTCTGATAAGAATTCCTTGAGACTGTCCCCGGTGAATTCTTCGTCCTCTGCTTCTTCTAGAAGCTCCGCCAAGGTCTTATGGTTGTTATTATCAGAGCCGCTGTTGGGTATGTCTTCCATTCTTGGGTCTGCACTACCAGTATCTTCATACTCTTTTTGACAGTCATAAGCCTCTTCGATAAATTCGTCTGGACTGGAAATCGTGAGGACGCAATCCAGCTTAATTCTGACGTTATCATCAGAACAATGTTCCATCCAATCGGTAAGAACTAGGAATTCTTTAGAAATTCCTGCTAGCGGGTTGTTGGTGGTCATGCCCCTAATGGTCATCGGTCTATTCAGAACCAATTTGGTAGAGGTCGAACCAGAGATTTTGGCAATCAACTTCTCTCCGTTTACTAAACGAACGATGCGATAACCTTTGTCGGGCTTGTTCTTGCCCTTTTTATTGAGGTTACTACTACTCATGGTCAGTATCCTCCTTTTGTTCATCAATATTTATATCGATGACTTTATAGGTGAAGTTCTCAGAATCGTAGATCTTTAGTCTCTCTTCGTGGTGTCTAAGTGTATGGTTCTTATAACTCAACCAGTGTAGGTCGTCAGAAATATCATACAAACGTGCGACCTCTTTGTGATCTGACTTGCGGAGTTGCCTCCCAATAGACTGCAGTACCCTAACTCTGCTTTTAGAAGGAGAGGCAAATACAATATTATGAAGTCTTCTTATCGATACCCCAGTCGAAAAAGTACCATAAGATGCTACAATCACAGCATTTTCTTCCGTCTCTACAATTTTACGGATTTCTTCTCTAGAGTCGGCATCGGTTCCCCCATGAATGAGGAATACTTTCCTATCTGGTATGATCTCTTCGATCATGGAGTGTAGAGGGATACCATGCTTTTGCACGTACTGAAACAGGACCAATGTGTTACCTTTAAGATTCTTAGTAAGGTCGGTGATGAATTCGTTTCTGAAGTCAGTATTTACCAAAAGATCGATCTCTTCTTGATAACTGATCCTCTTGTATTTCCTGCGGTAATGTTCTGGATACTTGAGCAGAATACAGTCGATTTCGAAGTCTGACAGGATTGATTTCTCTATCAGATCTTTGGTAGAGGTAACCTTGTAGGTCGGACCGAAGGCTCCTTCAATCACTAGCTTATGGACCTTTGTACCATCCAAGGTTCCAGTAGTACCTACCCTGTAGGGACAATCAGTAAGTTTGCCCATCAGGGTACTGAGGGATTTCGACTTGAATAAATGGCACTCGTCTCCGACGACGGCACCATACTGGTCGAAATAATTCTTATCTAGATTGTAAATGCTCTGCCAAGTGGAGATTGTAACCCTTTTGTGGTCAATGCTTTTGTCCTTACCAGCGGTTACCTTATGGCAGTTCAATTCAACGTCCCAACCGTTCTCGGCAGAGTAATCTTCGAAGTCGGAATACATTTGGGAGACTAGACTGGTGGTAGGAACCACAATCAAGACTTTTTTGCCCTCTGGTATGTTATCCAGATAGAATCTCACCAAAGCATAGATGATCAGACTCTTGCCGCTCCCAGTCGGGCTGAGAAGAGTACAACGATTGTTCTCGATGGCATGGGTAACTGCTTCGATTTGGTGTGGATGGGCATTCACTCTGCTACCCCCTGCCACTGGTCTCAAGTGGTTATCGATGTATTTCTGAATAGTCTCGACACCCACTTCTTGGTACTTCTGCGGACTGTCCCCAATGACCTCTCTACTGTACCTTCTATCTTCGCAGAATCTTAGGAGATGGGGGTACAGACCAATGGGCAACTCCTGCGTATGGATACTGAAAAGCTTGATTTTACCATCCCATTTCCTACTTTTGTAGGCTGGCATATGTTCTGCACCTGGGACCATGAAAGTGAAAAACTGTGACACTTCTTTGAGGATTCCTCTATCCTCGCAGTGCACCTTCATGCTGACATCATTTATCTTTTCAATACCGATCATTATCAGAATCCACCAGAGGTAAACTTCCTCCACTCAATAGCATTCTTGATCTTCCAGGGTCTGCTGTTGAGTTCTTTGATAACTTCTTCTAGGAACTGGAGTTTTGCCTCTTGGTAGGCAATCCTATCCTTCATGACATTCATGTCTGAGTCAGACTCTAGGTAAATATCTAGGTCCTTCTTCAGCACGTTCAGTTGAAAGGGTTCCCACTCATGGTGCTCTAGTTCTTCCTTGCTCATCTTACCAGTATAATATTCCCACTTCAGCCTCTGCAAGAGAGATTTCTTAGACAAAAGAGATCGTAGTACCAGCTTCTCGTCTTGTAGCATTCTAAGATATTTATTGTGCAGTTGGGGAATCTTGATAGACTCGATATCCAGCTCCGTGCCGTCAATCTTGGAGTCTTTTTCCGCCATGTTTTTGATGTCTTCGTAGTCCATACATTAAACCTCCACTAGTTTACCCCATTGTATATCATAGGCTGGTGTGGGTCAAGGTATTAGGCGTACGTCGAAGCTGTCGAATCCGAAAGTCAAGTCGACCACGATCGGGTCTATTTCGGTATCTTTACTGTCGAAGGCTATTTCACCCATTTCAGATGGGAAGCAGCCTTTAAAAGTGATTTCCACATTAGGATTCATAGCCCCAGTGGTGATCATCAAAATAGCATCTGATCTGTGATCTGCATAAGGATCAATATTCTCGGTGAAGTCGTCGAAAGGTGCAACGCCTCTCATCCAATCATGGATAGACTTCCAGTTTTTCAGGTCTTCATCCACCAAGAAGGAGATATTGAAATCGCCGTAGGAGGGCTTACCAATTTCCTTGATGTCTACGAACATGTTGGCACGATCTAACTGTTCAACCGAAATGCTTGGTACGTTGGCGGACTGGCAAAAATAAGTGACTTCAGGAAGCCTCATGATTGACAATCTAAAGGACGTCGGACCGAGAAGGCTGGTGTTGGTTACCTGCCTGCTCAATTTACTTAGACTCACATTAGATGGTGTACCAGGAAGATCAGACCCAGTTATTCCAAAATTACTCATTCTTTGTCTCCATGATATTTATACAAAAAAGGGGCAGGTCCAAAGACCTGCCCCCTTGAGGACGCAGAGAGGATGCTCTGGGGGTGTTTATCAAAAACACCTGTGACACCTTCCCTACTAATTTTAAACACTACTATCAGACAGCGGTACCGTGAAGGTTGATGACGCGGAACACCCTATAGTACTGGTTGACACGGTTAGATGCCGCGAGCGAGAGATCGCGTGCATCGGCGGTTGCGGTCTCAACGTATGGGTTGTTGACCAATCCATAACGAGTCTTGAACCCGATCTTGGGCTGGAAGGTGTCCTCACCCACGGCACGAACCATCTCAAGTGGAACGTATGGACAGGAGAAACAAACCTGCGTCGTAAG